ACACGACCCTTTGGAATAACTACTTCATCCATACCAGGACCGCCATATTGGTAGTTGAATAATACACCATCTTTAAAGATGCTGCTCATTTTCTTGTCTAAGAACTGTGGGTCAAGAATCCATTTCTCTGCTGGTGACATATGACCAGAACGTACTAACGCTGTATGAGAACGTGAACCCTGTTGGTTTTCATAACCTCTAAATAAAGCCATCTTTTTTTCCTCCTTTATTATTTAAACAACTTACCAACAATGTCATTTGCAAAGTCGTCTACGGTCTTCTTTGCGTTGCTGTCAGTAGTTTTTTGTTTATTAGCATCGGCAGAGCCGTTACTATCTTTGTTATCGTCCACTTTCACTGGACTTGCTACCTGTGCAGGTGTGCGTGGAGCTTTGGAATCTGCTGCATCTTTCTGGAGTTCACTTAACTCTTTCATAGACATTGCAACCAATTCCTCTTTACGAGAATCCTTATTCTCTTCTGTTAAAGAACCTGCTGTGAGCTCTTTAACGATAATGCTATCAGCTACTAATTCTTTATTGGCTACTGCAAGTGTATGACATTTTTCTTTCATGTCATTAGCCTCTGTCTGAGCTGCTGTTAATTCCTCTTTTGCTTTTTCAAGAGCATCTTTTGTCTCTGTTAATTCTGCTTCAAGAGATTCATTTTTAGCAGTTGCATCAGCTAATTGCTGTTTTAACTGTTCTAATTCCTCATTAGAATCATTCACCTGTGAATCAGTTTCTGGTGTTTTGCTGTCATCTACAGTTCCTTCTGGTGTTTTATCATCACCTTCTGGAGTTTGTGGTTCTTGCGAATCTGTAGTTGACGCTGTTGCATTACCTAATAACTGGTCAATCATATCACAAACGCTTTTCTTTACATTTTCAGCGTTCTGGTTTTTGTCAGTATTAGTTCCAGCCATTGCGTTTTCCTCCTTATTATCCTTTTTCTCATTACTGTCTGTTACAACAGTAACTTTTATAATTTGTGCAAAGTCATCAGCAGGATTATTAACTGTAGATACCTCATGATATTCAATATCTTTGGCACCCCAGTAACATATCTGGTCTTTGTATGTTTCTCCTCGCCAATGTCCACAGAATTTAAATTTACCGTCCTTTAGGATGGTTTTGCCACAAACGTTACATGTGACAGTACCCATTGTTCCACCAATACTTACTGTACCATAACGTCCATCAAGGAACTTAGGAATTGCATCCTGGTCTGTGATTCTTGTTTTTAAATGAATAGCACTTCTTTCATCTGTTAATTGAGATGGTCCATGCCAAGCTTGAGTAATACGACCAAGTGGCTCTCCACTATAATCATTATGATTTTTTAATACTGGTTTCTTAAAAGGATTAACGAATGATTCAGCGTCTTTCTCCATGCTGTCTTCATAATATATACAGTAATTATGATTCTTACCAGAATGGGTAGCTTCCATTTCGACATCAAGAGCAAGTACCTGAGTTTTACCAGATGCCATGTCTTTCAATAATTGCATTGAATCAATGACTTGTCCATTCTGGTCTACATATTCAACGTCGTGAACTTTTTGTACTCTATTCTTTATACCGTCAGTGATGGAAGCAGATGAATTTTCACCTAAATCACCGTTAATATCACAAATTTTAGACACATCTACGGAAAAGCTTTTTCCGTTAGCGTCTGTAACTTGTTGAATTACATCTGCCATTTTAGGAACTCCTTTCCACCAACTGCGTTTGCAGTGATTTATAATTTGTTAAGTATTTAATTAAAGAGTCCTTATAAATACTTATTCGGACATCTATAATATCAATAATTGAAGATTCCGTATTAGCAAATGTATTCATACCAACCATATCGCTATGTATTTGATTTGCCAAACGAGCTGACATGTTTGCTATTTTATTTTTTATATCTTCTGTATTGTCGGAACTTCTTGAGATAGTGTATAACATTTCTTTGTTACAAGCAACTATTTTTTCATTCAATTTCGTTTGTAATATCTGTGTATCAGTTGCAAAACATTCTTTAATGTAATTATCTATTGAATTTTCCATATTGTCAATAGAATCCTTAACTAAACCAATGGTTTTTGGGTCTAAACTATCTTTTTTACTTGAAGATTTCTTGTTTCCTGTACCACCAGAAGTTTTGCCACCTTGGTTTTTCTGTTTATTGTTTGTTTCACCAGTACCTTGCTGCTTAGCAGCTTCTTTTTGAGCCTGTAAATTAAGCTCTGCTTCAAGTCTAAGATTTTCTCTAGTAATAAGCTCAACAAACATTTTTTCTCTATCACCATCAGGAATTGGGTCTTTACCGAGTTCATCACGCATTTCATCTTCTGTGATAGCGTTATGTTCGTATTTGTAAATTGCATGAACCTCTTTCTTAATCATTACGTCAACTTCATTGTCATTGAACTTGAATTCAACAGCTTGGTCTGGATTAAGAACAGGGTCATAACCACCTTCCATGAGAAGTTCTTTTATAATGAAAGAGTTAAAGAACATTTCTATAACTCTACAGATAGCTCTTATTCTATCAGCCATTTCTGATGTCATATTATCGCCAGTGGAACGATTTGCTGTATTACCACGACCAAACATGATTTCAGGAATACCCATACCAGAAAATACTCTGGCTTCCATATATTTAAGATACGGTTCTGCATCTATAACTTTATCAGAAGCAATTGGAGTGATTTTAACTCTTTCGGTAGTAACCAATCCACCTTCCACATCCATACCATCTAAGGCTGTCTTTAACTGGTCTACTTCTTTTGATGTACCAGTTTGTTCTTCTGTACCAACAGCTATATGATAAAATGGATAGATGTTACGATACATCATCTTAAGAACATTTTCTTCCGCTTGTCTTAATGCCCTTACGTCATCAAGTACTGGGATTAAAAAACTTGTTCCGTAAGCATTCCCCTTTTCACGCTTATAATAGAAGTGGACCACATCTTCTGGAGAAAATGTTTGAGTACCTCCATCATTATCCTGTTGCCATTCGGTTATTGTTCCGTACTCGTCTCGTTTACATTTCATTGTAACTGGATTAGCACAAAAATAACCAACTACTGGGTCTTTACCGTACAAACCTGTTACAGTTGTGCCTTGAGGTAAAGCATTTTGGTCGCTATTTCTTGCTTTAACAATCATACAGTTACCGTATTTTACAACGTCTTCGGCTATATCCATGAGCAACTGATTTGTTGGAGTATTACTTGCCTCTGCGATATAAGCAAGTCTAAGTTTTAAGTATTCTACAGCATTTGAATCTGTACCGTAAAAACTATAGCCTTCCTTAAATATCTGGTCTACGTATTTATCAACGCCTTGCCGTATGTAAGAGTCGGTATTGTATCCGTTTTGTATGTCGGCAAGGTCAAAATCTGGGTCTTCAAAGTCAGTATCATTATTTTCTTTGTATGTAACCCTTTTGACAAATTCAGATGCTAACTCTCTACCAGCACCACCGCCGCTTCCTGATGCATCCTTTTCAATTCCAGATACGGGCAATAATTCTTTAAAGAATCTTTTGGCTACGAACATTTTAATTCGATTCATATATTTCACCATCCCGCCTTAATTTATAATATACTTCGTCAATTCTGCGAATTGTAGTTAAAACTAGCGTAAATATTCATTAAAAAATGCTTTTCTTGTTCTAAACTAGCTACTTCTGATAAAAAGTGTTGATTTCCAACAAATGTTCTATTGATATTAGTAACTGCATTGTCCAGATGTTTTTTGCATTTTTCGATTTTACTTCCTATGAAGACAGATTCTTGATTCTCACTAAATATATCATATAGAGCAATTATTTTTTGTCGTTCAATATAATAATTGTATAATGTTTTCTGCATTATTTCAACACTTTGTTGCTCTCTATATGAAGCTTTTCGATATTCTATTTCTTCATTTACCTCTTCAAAAAGCTTTTTTATTAGTGATGCTTTTGATGGATTCGTAGAAGAATCCTCTAATTTAGTTACAACATTTGCCATATCTATTGCTTTTTTATTTATACCAAAAGCATACATTGATACGGAGCGACTTAAAAGCGAGTCATACGATATACTTAGATAATTTATTTTCTGAGTATCATTACTTGTCTCATATGATTGCATTTTTTGCAAATAAGCATTGTCGATACTTTGTACTTCTTCTAATGTAAGATTTGAATTACCATAACATAACTCCTTAAGGGTTTCTTGCAATGATTCAAGCCTCTGTTCTGTATTATGTATTGCACCGATTAATTCAGGAACGATACTGCCTGTAATATTGTTTTTATGATATTCAATAAAATTGTTAATATATTCTTCATTGCCACTTTCGATAGCACTTAAAAATGAAGATATTTCACCATACTGACTCCAATTTCCATTTTTAAATGAAGTTGCCAATTTATCAATTAACGTTTTCATACTATTTATAGCATAATCAATATTAACAAGAGCATTACTAGGAAGATTATTTGCAAAACTATTTAAAGTTTTACTGTACTTTACCTTTCCAGAATAATCAGTAGCAGAGGAGGTGTCTAACACTTGCTCCTCTGCGTTATTGCTCTTTTTATATTCTAACGTAGGTTTATATCCGATGACTGCTCCGCTGTCTTCAAGCTGATTTATACCCATTAGAATTTCCTCCTCTGATATGTGCTGGCTCTTTTGTTAACAGTCTGATTACTAAAATTAGTTACTCCAATAATTCCATAAGTACTACTTGGAGCAAATGAGCCAAATAACTTTTCTTCGTCTTCGTCAAATGCACGACTCTTAACATCAACATCACGGTTATCAAGTGTTCCGATGAATACTGTCTTTATTGAGAAAACTTTCTTTAAGAGAGTACCATATTTCTGTTCAAATATCAATAATGCCAAATTCATTGAGTCAATAGCATGTTCATTTTCATCAGTATACTGAGGCAAGCCTGATGAACTAATAGATTTAACACGATACTCTTCAAGCTGTTGAATCATGGTTTTATCCTTAGGGTCAAGAACAATCTTGCCTTTTTCAAATAGATTAACTGAATTGTTAACCATAAATGGTTTAAGATGTTTTTGGTCTTTCTTTCGAGTATATGGGTCAGTTACTTCAATTTTTTGTGAGAACTGATAACCAATAACTTTATCAGCAAGTCCTGTTTCTGGATGTTCTTCACCATATTTATGAAGCATTTCAAGCTGAACTTCACCATAACCACGGTCAATTGCTATCCAATCGAATTTATATTCATCATTTAATTCGATAATTTTATTCATTGCATTTACATATGTAAATTCTGAACGAGCAATTTCTATACGGAATAACATTTTGAAGATAGGTACGATACGACCTTCTGCATCTTGATGGAACCTATCAAATTCCATACATACCATATTGGTAGCCGCTGCATATTTATCCCAGTCAACACCAAGAATTCTGATACACTGACCCTGAGTACGCTTAAGATATGATTCTCTGTCTTCTGGAGCCCATTTAGTAATGTATCTATATTTAAGTCTTTCACCTTCCATAATGGCTTGCTGAATGTATTTCTTCTGGTATACACCGAGTTCTTCTTCACCAAACTCAGCCATAACTTCTTGGACATAACGCATTTCAGATAATTCATCTCGAATGTCTTCAAGATATGTCTGTAATGTATCAGGGTTCATCTTAAGAAGTTCTTTATTAACGTTTGAAGGGGCATAGATTTCAGTCCAACCATTACCTTCACCAACGGCTTTTTCTTCTATCTGATATCCACTAAATCTATTGTTCTTAATGTCTTCCTGTGTAGGGAAATACTTTTTAGAAGCACCAGTACACCAACGATAATACTCTTCATGTTTACCAGATGGTGTTGAGGCACAAATAAGTCGAATACGTTCAGGAGCTTCGTTACGAATATTAAGGATATTAGTAACCTGACTAGAACCTATGTAATCACATTCATCAAGGATAATAACATCGGCACGCTGACCACGAGTAGAATTCGCTCCGCCAGATGCATTGTTAGCACCAGCAGTAAGTCCTCATATATTGGAAGTAACTCCATTAATATTAAAACAAATATTATGATGAACGTCTCTTGAGAGTAATCCCATAAGTAATGGAGATATTTCTATTAACTGATGAAGACGCTTAAAAATTAAGTCAATCT